ATATAATCACTAATATATCAACAATTATATTGTTGTATTAATTTACTAATTATAAATCAATTTTTTTGATAATTTTCTAATAACTTGACTATTTCAATATGATTGTTAATAGATGCACATATTAGTGCTGTCTGACCATAATCATCTTGTATATTAATATCAATACCTTCTTTTTCTAGTAATAATTTTACTATTTCAGTATGTCCCTCCCAAGATGCTCCTATTAGCGCTGTATCTCTATAATCACGTTGTATATTAGCATCAATATCTTCTTTTTCTAATAATAATTTAACTATTTCAGTATAACCTTTCCAAGATGCAGATATTAATACTGTATTTCCATAATCATCTTGTACATTGACATCTTCTGGTGGTAATCTCTCAACCAAATTTAATAATATATCCTTATCTCTATCCTTTTCAAATTCCTCAAAGATTTGTTCAATAACTGGTTTATCATAGAATACCTTTGACATTCTTTCAATACAACCAGTAATATACCAACAATTATATTGTCATATTAATTTACTAATTATAATTCAATTTTTTGATAATTTTCTAGTAATTCTACTATTTCAGTACGATCATGTCTATATGCTTCTGTTAGTGCTGTACTTCCATATTTATTTTGTATATTAACATCAATACCTTCTTTTTCTAATAATAATTTAACTATTTTGGAATAACCGTTAATAGACGCAATCATTAGTGCTGTACTTCCACTATTATTTTGTGTATTAACGTTTTCTGGTGGCAGTCTTTCTATCAAATTTAATAATTTATCCTTATCTTTTTTATTTTCATTTTTATAAAACTCCTCAAATATTTGATCAATTATAGGTTTATCATAGAATACCTTTGACATTCTTCTGATATAGCTATTAATATACCAATAATTGTATTGTCATATTAATTTACTAATTATAAATCAATTTTTTTGATAATCTTCTAATAATTGTACTATTTCAGTATAACCACTACTAGATGCATACATTAATGCTGTACTACCATTATTATTTTGCATATTAACATCAATATCTTCTTTTTCTAATAACAATTTGACTATTTCAGTATAACCATATATAGATGCTTCTATTAGCGCCGTATTTCCCCAATTATTTTGCATATTAACATTAATATTTTCTTTTTCCAACAATAATTTTACTATTTTAGTATTATTATTGTGAGATGCATATATTAATGCTGTCCTTCCAAAATTATCCTGTATATTGACATCAATATCTTCTATTTCCAGTACCAGCTTGGCTGTCTCAACACTATTATACATAGATGCCAATATTAGTGCTGTACCTCCATGATTAGTTTGTATATTAACATCAATACCTTCTTTTTCTAGTAATAATTTTACTATTCTGATATGATTATTTATAGATGCTTTAATCAGTGCGGTATATCCATATTTATTTTGTATATTGACATCTTCTGGTGGCAATCTTTTAACCAAATTTAATAATGTATCCTTGTCTATACACAAACCTTTTCCAAATTCCTTAAATATTTGTTCAATTATAGGTTTATCATAGAATACCTTTGACATTCTTCTAATATGGCTATTAATATATCAACAATTATATTGTCATATTAATTTACTAATTATAAATCAATTTTTTTGATAATTTTCTAATAATTTAACTATTTCAGTACGGTTGCGCATGAATGGACATGTTAATGCTGTATATCCAAAATTATTTTGTATATTAACATCAATACCTTCTTTTTCTAATAATAATTTAACTATTTCAATATTGCCACACATAGATGCATATATTAGTGCTGTATTTTCATTACCGCTTTGTATATTAACATCAATACCTTCTTTTTGTAATAATAATTTAACTATTTCAGTATAGTCACAAAAAGATACTAATATTAGTGCTGTATTTCCTATATTATCTTGTGTATTTACATCTTCTGGTGGAAGTCTTTCTACCAAATTTGATATCATTTCTAGGTCATGGTTACTTTTTCGAAACTCCTCAAATATTTGTTCAATTATAGATTTATCATAGAATACCTTTGACATTCTTCTAATATAATCACTAATATATCAACAATTATATTGTCATATTAATTTACTAATTATAAATCAATTTTTTTGATAATTTTCTAGTAATTTAACTGTTTTGGTACGATTATGTCTATATGCATCCATCAGTACTGTACTACCACCATAATTTTGTATATTAACATCAATACCTTCTTTTTGTAATAGTAATTTAACTATTTCAGTATAACCCATCCAAGATGCATATATTAATGCTGTATTTCCATATTTATCTTGTGTATTAACATCTTCTGGTGGTAGCCTTCCCACTAAATTTAATAATTTCTCTTTGTTATGTTTATACCAACTCTTTTTAAGTTCTTCAAATATTTGTTCAATTATAGGTTTATCATAGAATACCTTTGACATTATCCTAATATACAAATAATTATGTTGTCATATTAATTTACTAATTATAAATCAATTTTTTTGTTTCAATAAGTAAATTATACAATTTATTTATTGGATTATATCCTTAAAACCATTCTCTTCCATTTCCTCCTCTATTATATATAAATTTGCTTTGCTTTTTGCTTAAACAAAGACAGCCAGAATCTTGAAAACTGTTATTACAGAAGATATTAGATCCTACAAATTTATCTTTATTACCACAAACATATGGATCATATTTTTGTTTAAAAGGTGTTGGCCATTGTTCTGAACAACATGATTTTGAACACATATTGTGTTGAATGCTCATTTCTCCATCTGCTCCATCATCTAAAAAGTAAAAATTAGATGGTATTTGGCTTGGGATATTTTCTGGTGCTCCTTCTACATCACTACCAGCATTTTCCATATTTCCTTTTTCAAATCCAGGGCCATCCATAATAGTTCCTGTATTAGGATCTATATGAGGATTATTACTGTCTTGTTGCTCAGGTTCAGGTATAATTTCAGCCAATTGTTCTTCTCCATTAAAACCTTCTGAAGAACCCAAATTAATATTTGGATAAACTATATAATAGAAAGCAATAATTGCAGCGATCACTATTACTACAGTTGTGAAACATTGTTTATTTTGAAGATTCAACATTATTGTTATATATAAAATATATATAAAAAAAATCATTACCTATTAGGTTCTACGACACTAACTGGTAAATATATAGTATCTATAAGCCATATGTTTTTATCAACTTGTATTCTTGGATAGTAATCTATATACATTTTATATTTTTTTAATACATTATTAATTCTTCCTATATATTTTTTATCTTGTGCAATAACTGAATAAAACTTCTCAATAGAAAAGTCATCTTTATACATATATATAGCATCAAGTTGGGTCTGTTCAAGTACATCAACCACATTTCTATATAAATCATCCTCATCAACTATTATTTTTTTATTGTCATAATCATACTTCCTTATATTATACAACCCTTCTGGTGTTATTACCAAAGATCCCTGAATATTCCCTTTATTATAATTATCCATAAAATGAAATATGTCCCCTATACTGGGAAATTCATAAAGCATTCCAACAGTCATCCGACTACCTATTTCAGGTGTTGGTGGATGAGTATGAAATACATACTCATAATCCAATATATCAGGCATATCTTGTGGTAAATAAATATCATCATCATCCAAATCAATACGATCAACCATTCCCGATATTATAATTTTCTCTAATCCATCATAATTAAAGTCTAAAAGTCCACTATGTTCAGAATAGCGGCGAATTGCTGGATTTGTAATACTACTGTACTGTTTATATGATCCCTTATTCATTAATGTATCCAATATTAATAATTGATTTCTCGAAATAGAAAGATACCTTTTCATACTATCCTTTACAAATTTACCCTTTAATTTTATTTTATTATTAGCATTCCTATCAATAGTATTAAATTTAAAAATAACATCTATAAATTTACCAGATGGCAATATATTGTGTTTGTTTATATAATGTAAAAATCCATCTTCCCATCTAATATTATTTAATTCAAATATCCCCTTCGTTACTAATTTATTACATATAATACATCTTTTTCCATGCTCATATTTGGTAAATTTATTTTTCCTATGTAAATATTTATGGACATCTTCCAACTTTTTAACAAATATATCTTGATTTTGCCATTTGAATTTGTTTTCTATTGGCCATTTTAGCAAATTATTATTATAGTCTGTTGTTTTACTATCTTTATATTTTCTCCATAATCCCTCATATAAATATATTTTTCTATTAATTTTGATAGTATTCATATATATTTATTTAATAATTTATAATAGTTATCAATAAATTAAGTCATATCAATCCTGAAAGGGGTTTTACTATATGATCCTGTAGGCATACATCTATATGTCCACCTATATTCTAGATAATTTTTAGGATTACAAAGTATAACTTGGAAATGGTTTTTCTTTTGTATATTATTACCACTAATTTTTTCTTCAGGCACTATAAATCCAACTCCATTAAAATGTTCATTATATTGATTATTCGCACCAGAACAATATTTTTCTCTTAAACTTTCCAAATCATCAACACCATCTAATATTGATCTTACATATATATTACTAATATCTTTGACAACTTTAAATTCATGTATATATCCATCTATACCTTTACCTAAAGCACAATTCCCTGCTTCATTACTTGCTAACCCTATATTATCAGTTATCCATGCGGCTTTTTTATCTGTAAGATTTACATTTTTTGTGTTAAATTTATATTTACTAGATCCATGGAAAACAACTGTCCCTGCTGGGATAGTTTTTGTAGATAATCCAGTAGTTCCGTTCCATTGATCTGCGACTTTATTATTAAGCTGTATATTATTATTGGCATATATATTGCTACTCATGTATATATAATAGATATAAAATATATTTTATGCTTTATAAACAATATGTATAAGAATCAGGCTCAAACACAATTATGTAAAAATTTTATGCATAATGGGTTCTGCAATTACCAATTAGATTGTTATTTTGCACATGGTATAGGTGAACAAAAGATATACAAAATTAGAGAGAAAATATATTCTATGATTAATAGTGATACTGATTTATCTGATATAAATTTATTAACAGATAGAAAATTATATGAGGATATGTTAGTGATGACTAATGTCTGCCAAAAATGTATAAAAAAAAAATGCCAAGGTGGATTAAATTGTCGTGATGGAGCAATGTGTTATAAATATAGATTATGTAAGGACGATTTAATATACGGTAATTGTAATAAACGGTGTAAATATATACATTTATCATCAAAAGGATTAATACCATATAACTTGAGAAGATATAAAACCATGGCTGAAAGAGGATGTGGTAATCTATCAGAAGGTATTTTAACCGAAAAATTTTTATTAAGTAGACTAACAAAAAATAGTGATGAAACATCATCTGA